CACCATAGTTAATTAATTTTTTAATTATATCTAATACATAATTGATATCATACTTTTTTAAAGATTCATTCATAAATATATAAAATAAACAATTTCTACTGTAATTATCTATACAATTCAAATTTATCTTTTTTTCCATCAACAAATCAATTATCTCCAGTGTTAAATTAGGATTCAAAAATAATGTAATTATTGCATTTATACCTATCAATGTTTGATATGTAATTATCGTATCCAATTTATTTATCATTCCAAAATTTTTATCATACATTTTTTCAATATCTATCTTTTCTAATAAATATCTTAAAATTTTAATATCCAAATATGGATGATCACATAAAACAGTTATTGGATATATATTTAATGAATTACATTGATTTATATCTACACCAAGGTTTATAAAATAATCTATTATTTCTATAACATCTTCTATTTTATATTGATTTAATTTATATTGTAATATAAAAAAAAATAAATTATCTCCATTTGAATTTACGCATTTAATATCTACACCATTATCAACCATATATTTATATGTTTCCAATGGTACCCCTTCTTGAAAGCTTAACCATATTAATGCATTCTCATTATAACATGATTTATAATTTAAATCACTTCCCTTTTCATGTAATAATTTAATTATTTTTAAATGATCATTAGGTACTGGACCTACGATATTATACAAATATCTTTGTAACATATTAGTTTTTAGTATTTCAGGATTTTTATATTTAGGATCACATCCTTTATTTATTAAGTATTCTATTTCTTCAAAAGTAGTTTGATTATGCATTGCATTATATAAAATTGTACATTTATTTTCATCTTTATATTCAATATCAATTGCATGATTATTGAATAAATATTTTATTATATCAAATTTACCAGAAAGAGCTGCTATATTACACGCTATTTTTGACCAATTTATATGATTAGTTTTTTCAGCTAAGACCTCAATCATATCTAAGGTTACCATTTTATTCTTCGATATTATATCTAATGGAGTTTTTCCATTAACATCCACCATATTTGGATCTATGTTCATGTCTAAACAATATTTCAATACGATAAAATTTATATATTTATTTTCACATAGATGATGTAAAATGTTTTTGGATGATTTATTAATCTTAAATAAGTCAAATTGTTCTAAATACTTAATTATATCAATAGTTAATGAATGATATTTAAACAATAGTAATGGAATAGTGTTTCCTTTTATATCTTCTATCTGTAAATTAGTATTTTCTTGGTTCATCAAATGTTTAATTAGAGAAAAATCTACATGACTATTTTTACATAATAATAAAAGAGGATATATTCCATTAATATTATAGTTAATATTTGCTCCTATTTCAATGCATCTTAATATTATATCCATTTTAACATTTTTAGAACAACATTCTACAATTAAACGATGATTTATATTATATTTATTATAATCAATAACATCATCATTTGATTCAGTATCACTTGTAATATCAATATCTTCCATTTAATTATATTATCAAGTTATTTTTTAAATCGTGAAAATAATAGATTATTCTAAAGTTATATATATGACAACATCATTCTCAAAGAAAATATTGACTCGTCATTTGCAGAATCCTAAAATAAAAGTACTAAAGAAATTTAAGGGAACCAAGGCAATCAATATTGCAAAACTAATATTTTTTCCCAATGATCCTTTAAAGGGAAAAAAATGGTTGAAAAATCTAACTGAAAGTGAAAAGAGAAATGCATTTGCATATTTTTATTCACGGTTAAAAATCAAAAATAAAATAATTGTTTTTCTAATTATTATTGGTAATGAGAAGACGGGATCGGTATCAGGTCAAAAATTTGATTATGATACAGGTATGAAGATTATAAAATCATTATAAAAAATTGAAAATCCAAAACTTACAATATTATAATGATTTATTATTATTCCATGAACACCATCATAAAATTGTTTTCTAATAAAGTTCCAGAAAGACGAGATCCTAAGGATGTTAATTATAAAAAAGATATCTATTCAAAATCCATCAAACTTGCCAAACTGTTATACCATAAGAAACTAACAATTGATAAATTACAAAAAAATATATTTAAATATCCTACTATTCTATCGGAAGAGTATGATAGTACTTTCATTAAGGATATGAATGAGATTTTCCAATTACAAAAATATAATGAATCACAATTTCGTATTCTATATCTAATAAAATCGGATGTATTTAGAAGGATAAAAGATATCAAAAAGATAACCTTTTATGGAATACTAATGTATATCATGCAATTTACTAACATTGATAGAATTGATAGCGATTATTGCCATGATATTTTAAAAGCTATCTGGAATAGTCTAGAAGAAATCAATAAGGATTTGATGCTATATCATTTTAATGTTAATTCAATATTTTTTAATGATAAAATAATTGATCTCTATTTTAACTTTTTAATAACTAAAAAAGTAGATTTAAATGTAAGAAAAGATCTTCTATTCTCAGATGAAATTGTACCAAAGTATCTATATTGTGATCATTATTTAAGATATATAAATGTCGAAAGATATATAAATTTTATCAAAAAATTAATAAATACTGGGTTGAATATAAATCATAAAAATAAAGAGGGTAATAATTTTATTCATAATATATTTGAGCAAACAACGATCACATATTGTGATTTTATATTCAGCCAAATAATTGATAATATTAACTATTTTAAGAAACATGGTTTAGAATCTGATCAGGATAAAAAACTGGTAGATATTATTTTGAAAAATAATGATGGAAAATCTTTTGCAAGATTACTATGTACTGGCAATGTCTGTATAACACAAGAAAATTTTAATAGGTTTTTGGAAATTATTGAAAATGAAATGTTTCACAATGAATATGTTAGTGTACACGATGATTTAGTTTTTTGGTTAATTACAGCATTGAATTTTATCAAATCAAGGAAAGAAATAGATATTTCTCAAAATCTGAAACATATAATTGATATCGGTTTCAGATTATTTAAAGGAAATAAAGTTGAAGTAAATAGTAATTATCAAGCAGATATATTGCATTTGAATGATACCTTAGCAATGTATGGATATAATATTTTGGGTCTTTTATTTAAATTTCCGAATAATCGTGTTAATGACGCACCCATCAAATTTATTCTGAATAAATATAAAAAGGATATAAAATTCCAAGATATTGTTAAAATGATCAAACCTGTCAAAAGTGATGATAAGAGCGAATATTACACTAAAGGTCTTTTGGCAAATATTATTTATGTTTATAAAGATCAATTGAATTTTAATATAGTCAAGGCAGTATTGTTAGATGATCATACATTTTTAATAGATTTATGCATTCATCCGGGTCTCAATTTAAAATCATTTAAGGATGAAACTGGGGATATCTTTTCATTTTTAAAAGAAAATGATTATTTTGATAACAAAGATGAACTTATCGAAATAAAATTCATTAAGAATTCCAGAGAATTATTGATTCAACATAAAGAGTTTCATGAGAAATACATTAAGGATATCTCTAATACAGATGAATTGATGAATGATTTTAATAATTCTATTGTATCATTGTTGAATAATATGGATAAAAAAAAAGTACATAAGATGTTAAAACAGGTTGATGATAATGGTAATACATTCTTACATTTGATAGCTGCGGATAGGAATGATGTTTTGATCAAATATATGGTTTCTAATTATGAAAGTGTCGATATTAGAAATAAGAAGGGTCAGTTGCCAGGGGATGTTTATAAAAATAGTTCAATTGAAGCTAGATTGGGTATCTCTAATGGGGATAAATAAAGTTAAATTTTTTAAGAATAAACAAATCTTTATGTATCATCCTCTTCTTCCTCATCGTCTGAATCCTCCTCTCCTTCCTCATCGTCTGAATCCTCCTCTTCTTCCTCATCGTCTGAATCCTCCTCTCCTTCCTCATCGTCTGAATCCTCCTCTGCTTCATCCTCGCTTTCCTCATAAAGACCTAGATACCTTACATCTAAATCAATAGGTTTGAAACAAAGGCACTTACCTTGATAGTCGATGCTAAATTCCAACTTATTTTCGTATTTAAATAGATCCGGATGGATAATTGGACATCTATAACTTTCGGGGTATCTAGCATCATACGTAACAGATAATTCCCATTTAAAGTTGTCTACCAATATCTTGCGACAGGAGCATTTTGTTTCAATACAGATCTCGAGAAATCTTAGTTTATGAGCGGCATGAATTATGTGATCATCGGGCATTAGGTCTTCATTGATAACCCCCATGTAAGGAAGAGTTTTGTCAGTATTATGAGTCCGAAGAAATTCTATACATCTACGAACATATGTATCCTTCTTCTGTTGTAGTTCAGCTTGTTTCTTTTCCTCTTCGATCTTTTCCTTTATCTTCATTCTGAAATCATACTCTTGATGAAGAATGCTTTCTCTTGTACTCATTATTATTTCGGCTCTTCTTATTTCTTTATCGGAGAAATATTTTTTTGTACGTGTCCATCCATATTTATAATCCCTTGGCAACTCTCTAAATAGTAACCAACTAACCCTCTCCAATCTTTTCTTTAAATAACGCAAGCATAATATTTGGGCCAAAAAATGAACAAAATCTTTAGTGAATTTTGGCCAGAGGTCTATAATTCTAGACATATTATTCTCACAAACCAGACGTTCTCTTTCTGATATTTTCTTTTGCTGTGCAGATGCATTTTCATAATCTTTAATTATTTTGATCATATAATCAAGAGAACTTCTTAAATTTGACCTTTCTTCCACCATCTCTTTTATTTTTTCAAGATCTTCATTCGCTATTTTGTTTTTATTGTAAAAAATGCCTCCAATACAAAGATATGAAACTATATTATCATTTTCACTATCTTCATCGTCTTCAGCTTCATCCATTGTTACAATTTGCATAGGAGGATAGTGTTCATCGACCCAATCTTGAGTACAACATCCCTCAATAAATTTATGCAATTGTTCGATCATATCATCATAATGTCTGACGTCATCATATTCATCTAACATCTTTTTCAATTTTTCATCAGAGATTACATACTTCCCATTGACTTTCTTAGATAAAAAGTTCTTAAAAATGTCAATAGGATCCCTTTTCTTAGGTTCGGCAACAACCTCAAAGTCGACTGACTTTAGGTTCAGCTTCATGTTTCCAACCCAGTTTTCAGCAACGTTGACATAAAATTTGAATGTTTGATCCGAAATAAGACCAGTGTCGGAATGGACGGTAAGAGTTAATTCATTAGTAGACATGATGACTTAGCGAATTAGCGAAGATACAGTGTTAGCTGTTAGTTATCACACGAAGGGGCTGTTTAATGGAATTAGTTATTATTTGGATTTTCAATTTTTTTATAATGAATATAATGAATGTAATGAATTTTTTCGTTCATTCTTAATGAATATTATCACTCACTTAATTATTAAAATGAAAAAAGGAGGTTTAATGCAATTGCTAGATAGTATCACTGATAGGCGTTTATGTGGATCTCGAAAGATATTATTGATGGATTATTATAAAATTATAGTTGCTCAATTAGCTGAAAGGGATATAATAAATAATCCATCTACCATCAATATATTTTTTGAAAATTCTTTAATCAAATTGGTTGATTTTAAAGAGTTGAATTGATTATAAATAAAACTTTAAGAATAAATCTTTTTTTCATTATGAATGATTATCCTAGATAGCAACCCTATCATATTTGTAAGAGCATTTTCAAAACTAATAGTTAAATCGTTATAACAAGAATTAGCATGAATAAATTCATGGACCAGTACACCTAAATATCTATCCATTGATTTTAAGACAGATCTTTTGATAATAATTAATTTTTTATTGAAGTCGCATAATCCATCAATACCACATTTTAATGTTTCCGATATTTTTATTTCATAATTTTTATTATTCATCTGTGGAACCAATTGTAATAACATGATTCCAGCATCATAAATATTTTTCTCATCAATATTTAATTGTGAATAATCAACAAAATTAAAAACATGATTATCTTCCGATACTTTTATAAAATTTTTCAAATCATTTATTGTTTTATTATTTATATCATTTATTTTTTCTAAAAATTTTTTCAAGTCATAAGGTATAAGGATAATTTCGAATCCTTCCCTCTTTATATTATCTATTGTCACAAAATCATTCTCCATATCTCCTTTAGTTATGAAAACAGTCCTACCATCTGCATTTTTAATCCTAATTGCATGAATTAGGATTTCTTTCCATTTTATTTCATCGTGACTTTTATCAGTATCTTTCATCTGAAGCTCTGTAGCTAACCTATTCATAACATGTTTGTTAGTGCTAGTTAATAATATTGACTCGATTCTTTTAGCATAGACTGTACGGCCAACATTGATTCTCTCACGATTTAAAGCATTTCTTAAACTATTTGGCACTTTTGTGATATTGTAACTGTATAAAAAGTTTGGTTCTTCTGCAATCTTGACTCCATTAAGAAAAATTGTAGCAATAACACCATCATTGTAATATATCTCTCCATATTTGGTTTCATCTAATTTGATCAAAAATAGATATCTCAAAAAGTTCTTCTTTGCCTCCCTCATATCATTATCTTTTAGGTTTGTAAATGAAAATTCAGTACCTTTGAATGTTTTATCATTTTGTTCAATGATGTTAGCATGAAGAGTGATTATGTCTGAAAAATCTTTTTTATTTGATTTGGTTATTTTGATAATATGATGAGTGGATTTTATTTCAAAATCTATTAAATGTCTATTAAGAACTGCCATAGAATCTTTAAGACCAATACCAAATTTTCCTGTTACATACTTATTGTTTAACTTTTCAACATTCTCATTGAGAACTAGATGTTCGTATTTCAATCCTCTTCCAAAATCCCTAATTATCCATTTATTGTCTTCCTTATAAATCTTGATATCTTCAGTTTGAGTTAATATTTGCTCATCAATTGCATTGGCTATTATTTCTCGGATAGCGTGATGGATTTTCCAGTGTTCTAGAATTTCATTGATATTGAGGTCAAATTGTCTGGTTGTCATAATTTATGATTGTAATAATAATTGAATAATATCTTTATAAATCAATTTTTTGATTAACCCTGATGGTAAATCAATTTGTCTGCATAAAAGTTGAAATTTTTTCTATATACCTAGTATATTATATTGTACGCAGATGGACGCAAAGATTCGAAAAGTACTAAGATATGCAAAATCCTTAATAGGTATAAAGTATACATGGTGGAAAGACGATGGTACTGATCCGAATGATATGTTCTTCTGTCACCGAATACCTACTTATGAAGAATTGAAGAAAAGAGGTATTAATTGTACTGGTTTGATCAATTTGATGAGACTTAAGATTGGTCTAGAAATTCCCAAAAGTATTGGTTTGGAAGGTGGAACATATTTTTGGTATCATTATTTCAGCAAAAAATGATACCAAAAGTATTGGTTTGGAAGGTGGAACATATTTTTGGTATCATTATTTCAGCAAAAAATCTTTTCTTAAAAAGTTTGATTATACTATGGACTATCCAATCGGTACTCTTTTTCTCAGAAAATACAGGAATGTTGAAGATCAAGGCCATGTAGCAGTATTATATTCTAAATATAATAAAGATCCATCTAAAATATTGTATGGAAATATCATTCATGCTTATGCAGATGATGATGGTGGCCAAGTCGGAATTACAAATCTTGGTTTTTCTCATTTTATTGATCCAGATTTAAAAGAAGGATATTATGAATTTGCAGTATTACCCCAACATTGGTTAAATTAGATTTTTTTATTTTCATCTATTCTCTTTAGAACTAATTCTAATGGATGCAAATTTGGATCATATTGTGTTTCACATTCATCTTCACATTCAATTAATGATTCTATTATAGCATCTCTAAATGAATTAATCACTATATGTGCCTCACATTCAACTGATTCAATATATTGTCGATGCATATATTTTTCTTTATCCAATGTTTGATTATCTTTAACTAATTTCTTAAAATATTCTTCTGGCAAATTATATACATTATCATTTGTCGTGTTATCATATTCATCCTCCACCGCCAATCGAAAATTTTTCCTATTCATCGCATAATATATGTTTAATAACATATAGGAGAACATTTTTGAAAAACATCCATTATGAAAATATATAAATGACCTAATTTCATCCATATCTTCATTTAATTGTGTATCTTCTTTATTATGTAATTTATGATACATATCATTTAAATAATCTCCAAGAAATTGCATGCTTAATTGCATAACTTCATCTGTCAATAAGTTTTTTTCAGTATTTGTTTTTCTACAAAATTGATAAATTGCTCCTTCAATTGATATTATTATATTTTTGAACATATCCCGAAGTAAATAAAATACATGTTTCTTATCTTCATCTGACATTTTATTTGTCTATTGTTTATTTCTTATATATAAGAAATTAGTAATTCAATATTTTATATAATATAATTATAATGGGTAATATAGTTTATCGGATTATTTTCTACAGTCCACAGGAAATAAATGATAATGATGAAATAAATAGTTTATTATACACAGATGAATATTTATATTATGATTCAATAAATGAAGTATCATTGTTTAGTTAGTGTAATAACTACATTTTTATCTCCAACTTTAATCGTCTTTTCTATAATCAATGTTTCATCTCTCTTAATCATCGGTTGGGGAGTATATAAAACGATTTCTTTTATATATTCCATATTATCTTCAATTAATTCAGGATTTGCTGTTTCATAATATACATTGATTTTATCCCATGGATGTAAACCAGCTTCTTTTCTCATCTTTTGTATTTGGGTTGCAATAACTCTACCATTATATAATTTTAATGTTTCTTCATTTTGATTTACATCTAATAATATTAATACTGTAGTAGATGTATTATCAACTAAATATTTATATTTGGAATCAATTTGATGTACGTCGAATTTAATAGATAATTCATTAGATGTTAATGTGCCGAATGGTGTATTTAATTGATTGGTTTGTATGAAAGTTTCAATTTGTTCAGCATTTAAATTATTAATAAAATCTTGTACTTTTTTGGAATCTTTTCTGAACTTTTGACCGATTTCTTTAACTTTCGGAATAATTATATTTTTCATATATCTAGTGCATAGTTCATATTGGATACTTAATAGATTAGTTTCTTTCATTAAATATGATTCCAATTCTTTAATATTATTTAAAAATTGTTCATCGGCACAAATAATTGCTTCTTTCAATGGATATTTTGTACTAATATTATTATTTGATCTCATTAATCTAATAATATCAATAGTTTTCATTAAATCGTCGATTTTATTAATTCCATCTATGTCATCTAATTGAATATTTTCCGGTAGATTGCATAGGTGTACGCTTTCCTTTTGATTTTCTTGAAGTTTACATAGTTCCTGGTACATTAATTCTGTCATGAATGGGAAAAATGGAGCCATCAATTTGCTTAATCCAAAAAGTAATTGATATAGAGTCGATAAACTTTCTTCCCATTGAACAAATCCATTTTTGCCTTTTAGATTATCACGGCTCAATTTGATATATTTATTGGTTAAAGTATCAATGAATTTCTGTAATAAGTTATAGACATTGGTTATATTAAATCGGTTCAAATCAGTAATAATTTTATCTTTGAATTCATTGAATTGGTTAATTATCCATTTATCGATTAAGTTTGATGATTTTCTTAAATTTATTTGGGCATTTTGATTTAGGGAAAATTTAGTATAGTATTCGCAGAAGAATTTGAAAGCATTAAACCATAATAGTTGTACGCTTTTGATACACTGGAATAATCCATTTTCACTAAATGCTAAGTTTTCACCCTTCATCACAGGTGAACTTAATAAATACATTCGGAGTGCATCTGCGCCATATTTCGAAATAATTTTATGTGGATCTGTATAATTTTGTAATCTTTTACTCATTTTTTGTCCGTCATCCGCTAAAACAATACCGCTTGCAATACAGTTTTTGAATGCGGGTTTGTCAAATAATGCCGTGGATAATACATTCAATGTATAAAACCATCCTCTAGTTTGATCCAATCCTTCCGCAATAAAGTCGACTGGAATATGTTCTTCTACAAATTCCTTATTTTCAAATGGATAATGATACATAGCAAAAGGTAATGCTCCGGATTCAAACCAGCAATCCAATGTATATTCACAGTGCCGTAAAATTTTACCACTTTCCGATTTAATTGTAATATGATCTACGAATTCTTTATGGAGATCAGTTAATTGATAGCCTGATAGTTCTGCTAGTTCTTCAATTGATCCTACACAAACACTTTCTTCACCATCATCTGATAACCAAATAGGAATAGGTGTTCCCCAAAAACGAGATCTAGATACTACCCAATCACGAGCATCTCCTAACCACGGCAAGAAACGACCAGTCTTAGCCCAATCAGGTAACCAATTAATATCCTTATTTAATTCCAACAAACGATCTTTGAATTGAGTTACTTCAATACACCATGAATTAACAGCTCTGTAAATAAGTGGCGTATCAGTTCTCCAACAAAATGGATATGAATGTTCTTTAACTTCTGTTTTATAAACTCTTCCCTGCTTTTTAAGATGAATAATTAGATCTTTTTCCGCTTCCTTAATATATCTACCTTTAAAATGAGTCACTTCTTTAGTATAATTTCCATTTGCATCTAATGGGCAGATTAAATTACCTCCCTTCTTATCGATAATTCCCTCATTCAAACAAACTCTATAATCATCTTCACCATGAGCTGGAGCTAAATGTACTAATCCAGTTCCATTTGAATCTGATTTTACCGAAACATAGTTATCAGCAATTACAGTGAAAATTTTTTGATTTTTTTGTTTAAGATGTTGAAAGTATGGAAAAATTGGTTCATAATGTTTTCCAACTAGTTCTTTTCCTTTAAATAATTCGGTACAGAAATCATAATATTCATGAAATTTTGATCCCTTATTTACAGGAAATACTGTGGTCCATAATGTATTTGCAACAATATATTTCTTGTTATTATTCTTATTTAATATGATGATGTAATCCGCATCTTCATTCACACAAATAGCCAAATTACTGGGGAGAGTCCATGGCGTAGTTGTCCAAACTAATAGATGTGTATCGTAAAAAGGACTATCTGATGGTTCATTAATAATTGGGAATGAAACGTAAATAAATGTTTCTTTCACAGTTTTATAATTTTGTGCTGCTTCAAAGTTTGAAATTGAAGTTGCGCAGGATGTAGAATAAGGCATAACTTTGAAACCATTATATACAAGTCCTTTTTGATATAATTGCTTAAATGCCCACCAAACTGATTCCATATAATTAGTATCAGATGTAAGACATTTATCATCAAATGATACCCATCTTCCAAATAAATCCATCATAGGTTCCCAATTACCTAAACATCCTCCAATAATATCTCTGCATGTATCATTAAATTTCTTAATACCGAATCCTAATATTTCATCTCTCGTTTTAATATCTAAAATCTTTTCGGCCTCCATTTCAAGAGGAAGACCATGACAATCTCCGGCAAATGCTCGAGGTACATAATTTCCTTTCATGGTTTCATAACGACAAATAATGTCTTTGATAACACCGACAGTTAAATGGCCATAGTGACAATTTTTTGAATTTAGGAAAGGGGGTCCATCTAAGAAGGATACAGTTTTATTTAATCGAGTGTTTTCTAATGATTTTTTGAAAATGTTATTTAGTTTCCAGTATTCTTGAATTTCTTTTTCTGAAGTTGGAAAAGAAAATCCGTTCTCAAATACTCTTAAAGCCATTGGATAATTATTGGATATATTAAAAGGATTATAAAGGCGTGATTATTTCAATTTTTTGTTGAAATCGAATGAAATTAGATGAGACAAAAAATGTAGCTATGAATATAGTTCAATTTTTTGTTGAAATCAAATGAAATTAGATGAGACAAAAAATGTAGCTATGAATATAGTTCAATTTTTATAATCATTTAAAGAATTATTACTATATTCAATTATATGGATATAATATTAGGATCAGATGATTATGGAGTGTTTGGTATAGATACTGATGATATAATTAAACCGAAAATTAAACCGGAAATTAAATATCCATTTACTGATGGATCTTTTGTGAGTAAATTTGATGATAATATAGAAATATTTAAAAATAGTAATGGATATTATCTGAAGTGTAGTGATGGGCAATTTAAATCAACAGTAGAAGAAGCTTTGAAACATGAACGTTATTTGAAAACTAAACCATTGAATGAAGGAAATAAAACTAATTGTTGGGTCTATAAGATTGAAAATGGGATTAAGCATATGGAATCATATTCCATGGGTGGTTGGTGTCCATCAACTTTAAAAATTTATTATTCGCCAGTTGGTAGTGATTTTAGATATACTAAATACGAAGATGCTGTGAATTGTAAAAAGTTGTTGGACTGTGGTATTCCAAAAGAAGAAATAAATAAATTGATTAAAATAAACCCAATAGGTGTTTAATAAACAAATATTTGCATTTCAATTCAGTGCTTCTTGAAATGCTTCACCAGGATCTGCAGGGTGTGCGGCTTGCCGTCGTCGTTCACTAGGATCTTTCGTTCAATCCAGTAGCTTGTCGAGCGCTGGCCTTGACCAAGAGGCAAGTTGTTGTAGTACTTCTGGATGACATCCAAGAAGTACCGAGACGTCCACAACCCCTGACAATCCTTAGTTGGATATCCTTGTGGTGTCATTGCATCCTT